CGATCCAGTCAAACGCGGCAAACAACGTCGCGGGCACCAGCCACACCGCCAGCGCGCCAATGATGGCACCGGCGATGATCAGCACATAGGCAGCCACCGCTCCCATGGGCTGCGGTCGAACATGCCCGCGAGCCAGCCGTTCGTCGTTTCGGGCTGCGACGTAATCCACCCATGCCTGACGATTAGCGGCTGCGCGGGCGTCAGCTTCGGCAAGAAGCCGGTCGCCAATGTCCATCCGGTCGCGGGTCATCACGCGTCACCTGACAAGATATCGACAATGCCGCGAACCGGCGCTTCGGGCGCGACGTAGTCAGGATGCCACTCGGGCAGCAGCCATCCCCGCGCGACGTAGCGTTCCCGCATCAAATTGCAGGCAAGCCGCCATGCCTCAGCGGTCACATCGGTGATGTAGGTCTTGCCGAAGCGGTCAACCCGCTCGACCAGCCACAGACTTGGATCGGAGAGGTCGTAGTGGTCATTGGCAAGCATTGCTTCAACGGCCAGATTGAGTGAGGTCAAGCCGTCGCTAACGCTGCCCCAGCCCTCGTAAGGCTGCGAGAAGTAGTGCTGAACGAAGAACTGATGTTCGAACGGACGTGGCATCGCGGAATCCTTTCATATATGAGCCGCCCCGACATTTCCGCGAGCAGCGGAGCGCCGGGGCGGCAGTGGACCGGACCAGGAAAGGTTGGCCCGGGGTTGCGGGGAATACCTAGCCGTAGCCGTAGCCGGAGCCGTCGCCGGAGCCGCAGCCGGAGCCGGAGCCATCGCCGCAGCCGGAGCCGTAGCCGTCACCGTAGCCGGAGCCGTAGCCGTCGCCGGAGCCGGAACCGTAGCCGGAGCCATCGCCGTAGCCGGAGCCGTAGCCGTCACCGCAGCCGGAGCCGTAACCGTCGCCGGAGCCGGAGCCGTAGCCGGGGCCGGAGCCGTCGCCGGAGCCGGAGCCGGAGATGCTCTCATAGTCCTCGAACCGCATCACGCCGCCTCGATGGTTGCGGCGGCGAAGTCGGTTGCCGGGATGATCTCCAGCGCGTCCAGCAAAGTCATCTGCGCAACGCTCGGCTCGACGGTGGAACGCGCCGCGTCAATCCCGGTGAGAGCGACCGCGGACAGGCTCACGCCCTTGTCCTTGCCGCCCGTGTGCCAGCGCCAGAGACGCCGCGCGCCGGTCAACGTGACCTCGCGGCCTTCGTGCCGCGCGACCGTGCCGTAGTGCACACCGCTGGCATAGCAGCGGATGATGCACTTCTGTCCTTCGTGAGCCATGTGTATATCCTCCTGTGTTTGAGCTTATGCCTTGGCGCATGGGATGCTGGCGGCGCACCGCCAGACACCGATGCGTCAGATGTGCTTGACGGAACCGTCATCGCCCGGCGTCGGCTCGGGCTCCGGCACGGGCTCGGGCGTGGGCGTGGGCGCCGGTGCGGCGGTTTCCTCTTCCTCGGCCTGCGGGCCGTCCTCGGGGATCAGGCACTCAACTTGACCGGGGTTCACGGCGTTCGTGTAGAGCACGGTGCCGTCGCGGCCATAGACCGGCTTGACCAGGCATCCGAACGCGTCGAGGCGGTATTCGGGGCGCGCCGCGGGCGCGGTGGCGGCGATGATCCCGCCAGCGGTGGCGGTGGTGGCGAGCGCGAGCGTCAGGGCCAGCGCGGATGTGAGGGCTTTCATCGGGGCAGTCTCCATCGGGGTTCGTCGGCGGGGTGCCGATATGCATACCATGCGCGATAAAATATCGCTTGGCAAGCGGTATTTTGAGAAAAAAAATCGCCGCCGCCGCTTGACTGCTGCGACGAGAATTGGCAGCATTGCGGCATGGACCCGAGCAATCCCGTCAAGATCATCACCACCGCGCTCACGGATGACGCCATCATGGCGCGCCTAGGCGTTACCAAGCATGCCATTCGGGCCGCGCGTCGGTTCGGCAGCTTCCCCGCAAGTTGGTATGCGCCACTAGCGGATATGTGCGAGCGAGCCGGAATCGAATGCCCCATTGAGGCGTTCAATTGGCGGACCCCTTCGCAGGGTGACGCAACATGAAGCGTGAGCATTCATCGGCGGGCGCTGGGATTGCCGCTCTCACCACCGAACTGGGGGCGCGGTGCGCCGATGGACGCCCCCGGTCCTCCCTGACTGCCCGGCTGGCACTGGCTTTTGCGCTGGTGCTGGTCGGGGCTTTTTCGGCGGGGGCAGAAACATGGTCTGCGGGTCGCGGGCAGTCGTCCGTGGAACTGCGCGCCACGCAGGCACCGGGCGCTGTGGCCGAGGTCGTGTTTTACAACTCGGCGGGCGACGGTGGCGGGCGCGTGATGCATGAATGGTCCCTGACGCGCAACGGTCTGACGATCCACGGCGAGGTGGACCTCGGCATCGGCGATCCCGACACCATCCGCGTGACGGTGCCCGATGGGTTCATCGCCGTGCCTGACGTGGAGACGATCCCGGACGGGACGACGGCGGTCATCGTCATTTATCCGCTCCACGCAGTGGGGATGTGATGCGCTCCGTTCTGGCAGTCGACCTCGGCACATGCACCGGCTGGGCGATCCGCGGCCATGACGGCCTGATCATGTCAGGCACCGCGCCTTTCCGGCCTGGCCGGTTTGAGGGAGGCGGGATGCGCTATCTGCGCTTCCGCGCTTGGCTGGACGAGATGCAGGCCCTGTCCGGCGGCGTCGGCGCGATCTGGTTCGAGGAAGTTCGCCGCCACGCGGGCACAGATGCCGCCCACGTCTACGGCGGGCTGATGGCCACGCTGACGGCATGGTGCGAGCTGCGTGGCGTTCCCTACGAGGGCGTCCCGGTCGGCACCATCAAGCGCCACGCCACAGGCAAGGGCAACGCGCCGAAGGCAGACATGATTGCGGCCATGAGGGCGAAGGGGCACGCGCCGGCCGACGACAACGAGGCCGACGCGCTGGCGCTGCTGCATTGGGCGATTGACGAGAGAGGTGGGGCATGAGCCTGAATTACGCCGAATATCGCGCGTTCATCGCGTCCAAGGGCATCGCGGCGCAGTCGTCGGGGTTTTATCCTGAACGTTTGCCGGATCGTCTTTTCGCGCACCAGCGGACGGCGGCAGAATATGCGCTGGGCAAGGGTCGCGCGGCTCTATTTCTGGACACTGGACTTGGGAAGTCCGGGTGCGAAGCCGTCTTTGCCGATCAGGCTGCGCGAGAGACCCGCAAGCCTGCGCTTATTCTGACCCCGTTGGCCGTCGCCAAGCAGATGCAGCGCGAGTGCAATGACTTCGGCGTTGATGCCAAGGTGGTCCGCGAGGATGCCGACATTGACGCATCCGCGCGGGTGTTCATTGCCAACTACGAGCGTCTCGGGAAGCTGGACGTGTCCAGGTTTGGCGCGGTCGTGCTGGACGAAAGCAGCATCCTCAAGTCTTTTGCCGGATCGACCAAACGTGCACTCGTTGAGGCGTTCAGGGACACGCCGTATCGGCTTGCCGCGACTGCGACCCCTGCCCCGAATGATCACATGGAACTTGGCACGCATTCCGAATTTCTCGGGATCATGGGCAGCATGGAAATGCTCTGCCGATGGTTCATCAATGACACGTCCACCGCATCGCAGGACTGGCGCTTGAAGGGTCATGCGGTCGCGGATTTCTGGGAATGGGTCGCATCGTGGGCGCGCGCTGCGTCGCTTCCGTCTGACCTCGGCGGCGTGGATGACGGGTTCATTCTGCCGCCGATCAAGACACGCCTGCACACGGTCGGCGTAGACCTGGTGGACGGCGCGGCATCACAAGGGATGCTGTTCCGTATCCCTGATAATTCCGCGACCACGATCCACGATGAAAAGAAGCGGACAATCAATGAGCGCGTCGCGCAGGCCGCAGAAATCGCCAATGGCACGTCGGAAGCCGTCATCGTCTGGTGTGAGCGCGACGACGAAAGCGATGCCCTGCGTCGCGCTATTCCTGACGCAATAGAGGTCAACGGCAGCATGGACGCAGACAAGAAGGAGGCCGCGCTTGAGGCATTCTCATTCGGGCACCGGCGCGTAATCGTGACGAAGCCCAAGCTGGCCGGTTTCGGTCTGAACTGGCAGCACGCGCGCACGCAAGTATTCGCGTCCATCTCCCACTCCTACGAGCAGTATTACCAAGCCGTTCGCCGGTCATGGCGCTACGGCCAGACAGGGCAGGTGACGGCGCACATTGTGATCGCCGAGACGGAACACGGCATTTGGCGCAACGTCCAGCGCAAGGCCGCAGACCATGAGAAGATGAAGCGCGCAATGACCCTCGCAATGGCAGGCGCGCAGACCACCAGCAAACGCAAGGAATACACCCGCACGCCAGCGGTAATCCTGCCGTCATTCATCAGGGGGAACAACGATGCAGCCTGATTACGAAGGGTCTGGATGGGCCGTCTACGTCGCCGATACGGTCGAGGTCATGCACGGGATGCCCGAAGGCGTGATTGACTGCGCCATCTTCTCGCCGCCTTTCTCCGACCTTTTCGTGTATTCCGACAGCGAGCGCGACATGGGCAACTGCGCGTCGCATGACGAATTCATGCAGCACTATCGGTATTTCGCAGAAGGGCTGTTCCGGGCGATGAAGCCTGGGCGCATCGTGTGCGTCCATTGCACTGACCTGCCGTCGCGCAAGGGCCGTGACGGGTTCATCGGTTTGCATGACTTTTCCGGCGACCTGATCAAAGCGCATCAGGCTGCGGGTTTTGTCTATCACGCCCGATGCACGATCTGGAAAGATCCAGTGGTTGAGATGCAGCGCACGAAGGCGCTCGGCCTGCTTTACAAGCAGCTCAAGAAGGACAGCGCGATGTCTAGGGTCGGTATGCCCGACTACATGCTCTTTTTCCGAAAGGATGAGGTAAACCCGGAGCCGATCACCCACGACCCATCCGACTTGCCCGTTGAGAAATGGCAGGAGTTGGCATCGCCAGTCTGGATGACCGTCCGGCAGGGCAACGTCCTTAACGGACGAATGGCGAAAGGGAAAGAGGATGAGCGGCATATATGCCCGCTGCAACTGGACGTGATCGAGCGGTGCTTGAGGCTATACAGCAACCCCGGCGACGTGGTCCTTGACCCGTTCAACGGGATTGGCTCGACAGGCTACCAAGCCATCAAGATGGGTCGGAAGTATATCGGCGTGGAGTTGAAGCCCGAGTATGCGGCACAGGCGGCGCGATTCCTGGCCGAAGCCGAGGCGTCACAAGACACGCTGTTCAGCGCCGCAATGGCGGGCTGACAGTGACAGAACCCGTCGCCCCGATCATGGGCACCGTCACGCGCGACGGGGACACCATCGTAGTGCGTATTCCGGTCGCCCGTGCGCATGACCTGCGTGTGGCGCTAGAGCCGTGCCCATGCCCACACGTTGTGCGGTCGTCGGAAGCCGTGGCGATCCGCGTGGCGCTGGCAAAAGCGCTCGGGAGGGTGCAGGGGTGAGTGGCCGCGGGTTGGAGTGGTATAAGCGCGACCCCATCCGCTTCATTGACGGAGCGCAGGGTCTCGGCCCCGACGCTATCGGCGCCTACGCCATTCTGATCGATCTCATGTATGCGCGCGGTGGCAAGACGGCCCGCGATGACCGGCACTTGGCGGGCATTCTCGGATGCAGCGTGCGCTTGGCGCGGGCGCTTACCGACCGGCTGATCAAGGCGGGTAAAGTCACCGAGCGCGACGGATATTTGACGAATTTTCGGGTCGAAACGGACGCGAAACGAACGCGAAACGAACGCGAAACCAGAGCGAATGCTCAGCGAAACCGTCGCGAAACCGAACGAAACGGCCGTGAAAACGAACGCGCCGCTAGTGAAATCAATGGGTTGGCAGACAACTTTGTCTGCACGAAGCCTCCTAGAGTAGAGAAGAGTAGAGTAGATATAAGAGAGAGACCTAAAGGTCTCTTGTCGTCTGACGACGACGCGACCGAAAATTTGCCGGAGGAAATTGAGGATGCTGTCACGGCCTACAACGCCGTCGCGGCAGAGGTCGGATGGCCGCTGGTGCAGGTTTTTAGCAAGGCTCGAAGATCCGCCATCAAGGCCCGTCTCGCCGAGTGCGGCGGCATGGCAGGATGGCTGGACGCCCTAGCCCGCGCTAGAGGTTCTCCGCTTCTGACAGGCCAGAACGATCGCGGTTGGACCGCCGACTTTGACTTTCTGACCCGACAATCCTCATTTGCCAAGCTAATGGAGGGAAGCTATGACCCACGCCCCGCCCGCAATGGCCGACTTGCCGAAGGACGACCGAACCGGCCTGACCCTGCCCTTGAGCAAATCGCTAGGCTCGCAGGAATTGGCCAGGCACCGGGCAATGATCGCCCTTGAACTCGAAGTCCTCGCCAAGAAGCACGACCGCTTCGGCTGGGACCGAGACCGGGGCACAGCGGCCCATGATCGGATCGTCCTGGACTGGATGGACGCACTGCAGGACTTCCCGTTTGAGGAAGTGCGCGCCGCCTGCCGTAACGCCGTTATCGACAATCCGAACCGCATTCCAAACGAGGGACACGTCAGGGCGCAGATCATGACCGAACGCGCCCGCATGGTGGCCCGGTATCGGCGCCCCGAACCAGAGCCTGAACCGCGCCGCACGGTAACGCGAGAACAGGCCGAGGCAATCCTTGCCGAGGCGGGGTTCAGCCTGCGCCGGATGCCAGCAGGTGACGCATGATGCCTCACGCCTACCGTATCCCCCCCGCCTACCGCGCCGCCGAGCTTATCAACACGGGCCGCGAATTCACCGGCGGCGATTTAATGCGCGTAACCGGCATGACCAAACACAAGGTCGGCGCCCTCATGCGCAAGCTCGCCGATCAGGGCGTGATCCGGTCAGTCGGCATTGTCCACGGAACCCCGATCTGGCAAAAGGCGCACCATGACGACTTCCATTGACCTTTCGATGCCTCTGGGACGCGCTGGCAGGCACCCTACGCGCCCGCTGGCACCCTTCCCGGTAGGGGTGCCGCCGCTTGGCGCTAGAGCCGCTGTAGCGCCCGCTCCTGCGCTGCTGCTGACACGCCTCGATCACCTGCGCGCAGTCTACGCCGACACGCAGGCTGCGCTTCAACAGGCCGAGCGCAGGCTGGACGCGCGCGCTGTGGGGCATCTGAGGCGCAAACTCACGCGCGTCACGACCGACATCTTGAGGGAGCGCTTGTGACCCTCTCCCGACCCCGCATCTACTCCATGGGCGAGCCGCCTCGGCAGACACCGACACAACGCGAGTCGGTCCTTGCCGAACTGCGCCGCCGGGCATGGCGGGAACTCGGCTTGGCCATCCTCGACCCCGCGGACATCCCCGACGACTGGCTGCGTCAGGCAATCAGGAACGAGGCAAACCGGCAGTATGGATGCAGGCGGTGAAACGCAAGATGACGCGGCAACAGAAAGCGGCGCTGTCAAAGGCAATCCAGAACAGCCGCAGTAGCGCGGTCACGCTGGCCCGGCCGACCGAATGGGACATGGGGCCAAGGACCGCCTCGCAGGACCGGCTCAAGGTCATCGAGCCGGTAATGGAATGGGACGAAAAGGCCCAGAAGGAAGTGCCGAACCCAAACGGGATTAAGCGCGCGCGGCGCATCGACCTTGTTGAATACTACGGACGCAAAGGCCGGTTAGATCAGCGGCAGGTCGCAGCGGCACGACGTCTAACGGTTTCATGGGAGGCGACGCAGCGCAGCCCCGAAGCAATCAAGAAAGTGCAGGTGGATGTGTCGCCGGATCACGGGGCCATCGCAGCAATGCACGTTGACCGGAGCAGCAAGTTCCATGCCATGCGCCGCATGATCCCCGATGACGACTGGCCTATCCTGGAATGCGTGTGCATCCGCAACGCCTCCGTGGCACATGTGGGCTATGTCGGCCGCAGGTATGAAAGCGGCATGAGGCTCATGGCCGACGCGCTGGCACGACTTGCAGATCGAATGGGCTTGTGACGCCACATCTTGACGCGGAAATTCAAACAGTGCAGTCTGCGCATTGTCGAAGTAGTGCGACCCGACCCCGCCTCGTGCGGGGTTTTCTTTTGAGGGAGCGCGCATGGCTCGCAAGCCTTGGCATCACGAAGGCTCAAGGCATCAGCGAGGCTACGGCGCAGCGTGGGTCAAGACCAGGCAGATGATTTTGGCCCGCGACAAGTACCTGTGCCAGCCTTGCCTCGCCGCGCACAGATACACACTCGCCACACAAGTGGATCACATCAAGCCAAAGGCGGAAGGCGGGACTGACGCTCACGACAACCTGCAAGCCATCTGCGCCTTGTGCCATGATCGGAAGACAGAGGCCGACGCCGCTCGGGCGCAAGGCAGGAATGCACGACGCATTGAGTTTGATGCCGACGGCCGCCCGGTGTGGTGACTGGGGGGTGCGAAAACTTCCGGGTCGTCGCCAAAGGGACCGGCGGGCTCTCCACTTTTTGCTAATCGGCGACTTTTAGAGGTGCTGACAAAATGAGGCAGCGCGGACGCAAGGGCTCGGCGGAACTGGAAGTCGCGTCGGCGATCGCTGTGGTCCGGCGCCCCAATCCCGTCCTTGATTTGACCCCGGAGGAATCTGACGTTTGGGTTCAAACCGTTGAGGCTATGCCTGCGGACTGGTTTAGAGCTGAGACGTTTCCGCTTCTGGCGCAGTTCTGTCGGCACACGGTTTCGGCGCGGCGCGTATCGCAGTTGATTGACGCAGCCATGTCGCGGGAGGAGGTCAGCGTCGGAGAGTTGAAGGAACTGCTGACGATGCAGCGCGGCGAGACGGCGGCGTTGAAGGCGATGGCATCGGCAATGCGGCTGTCGCAGCAGTCCAGCTACTCGGACAAGGGCGCTGCGGGCAGGAAGGCAGAGCGGGCTCCTATCAAGCGGCCGTGGGAGTAGGGGTTGCCTCGAAAAGTTGCGCGGGCGGCCTCATCCAGGGCTGAACGCAACATTGCATGGTGCGAAGAACACCTTCGCATCCCTGAGGGCAGATTTGTCGGAAAGCCGCTGCGCATGGCGGACTTCATGCGCGAGGACTTCCGGGCGATCTACGACAACCCTGCTGGGACACGCCGGGCTATCATCAGTCGGGGGCGCAAGAACGCAAAGACGACCGAAAGCGCGATGATCCTGCTGCTGCACTTGGTCGGCCCGGAGGCACGGCCGAACAGCGGGCTTTTCAGCGCGGCACAGTCGCGGGACCAAGCCGCAATCTTGTTCACGCTGGCGGCGAAGATGGTCCGTATGTCGCCGACCTTGGAGCCGGTTGTCGGGATCAGGGACACGGCGAAGGAACTGTATGTCCCTGAGTTGGGGACGAAGTACAAGGCGCTGTCAGCGGAAGCCTCAACGGCTTACGGTCTTTCGCCGGTGCTGATTGTGCACGACGAGTTGGGGCAGGTAAAGGGGCCGACGTCCCCATTGTATGAGGCTCTTGAGACTGCCACTGCGGCGCAGGAAAGCCCGCTTTCGATCGTGATATCAACGCAGGCGCCGACGGATGGCGACCTGCTGTCGCTGCTGATTGACGACGCCGAGACGGGCAGCGATCCGCGGGTTGTGCTTCGAATGAACACGGCGGCGGAAGGTCTGGACCCTTTCAGCGAAGGTGCGATCCGCGCGGCGAACCCGGCGTTCGACGTATTCATGAACAAGGCCGAAGTTTTGGCGATGGCCGAAGACGCGCGGCGAATGCCGTCGCGTCAGGCCGAATTCGAAAACCTGGTGCTTAATCGCCGGGTTGAGGCTTCGTCACCGTTTGTGTCTCGCCCGATGTGGGATGCTTGCGGTGGCGCTGTCATCGAGGACTTTGACGGTCTGCCGGTGTTCGGCGGTCTTGACCTGTCCGAGACAGCTGACTTGACTGCCCTTGTTCTGGTCGCGCCGGTTGGCGCTGAATGGCACGCGCGCCCGACCTTCTGGCTTCCCAGCGAGGGTCTTGCTGACAAGTCGCGCAAGGATCGGGTGCCCTATGATCTATGGGCGCGCAAAGGAAATTTGCAGACCACGCCGGGCGCGACGGTGGACTATGCTTTCGTTGCGGATCACCTGGCGGCGCTGTTTGACCGATACGACGTGCGCAAGATCGCGTTTGACCGATGGAACTGGCGACACCTGAAGCCGTGGCTGGTGAGGTCCGGGTTTACAGAGGCGCAGCTTGAAGGCGATGCAGCGGTCTTTGAACAGATGCGTCAAGGCTTTCAATCCATGTCTCCGGCGCTTCGGGCTCTGGAAAGCGCCATTTTAAACCGGCGACTGGTGCATGGCGGGCACCCGGTTCTGACGATGTGCGCGGCGAACGCGACTGTGCAGATGGACCCGGCTGGCAACCGCATGCTGTCAAAGATGAAAAGTCACGGAAGGATTGATGGAATGGTGGCTTTGGCGATGGCAATGAGCGTTGCGGGCACGTTCAGTCCGCAGGCGGTGCAAGCGGTGCCGCGGATCAGGTTCGGCTAGGGTCGCGCATGACCCGTCGCGTTGAACCTCCGCTGACCCGTGCGCGGGCCAGCACCAGTGTAGACAGTTCCGTCGTGCGCCGCGGGGATGGCGTGTGGGAGGCCTTTGTCGGCGGCGGCGCCAACGGAGCGCCCAGCGAGACGACGGCGCTTGCCGTGTCGGCGGTCTACGCCTGCGTCAACCTGATTGCCGGGGCGATTTCCGCGCTGCCGATGCTGGTCTACAGCCGAGCCGCAGACGGCGACATGACGCTTCAACCGTCGCATCCGTACTACTGGATGCTCAACGAGGAGTTCAGCGCCCGGTGGCCTGCTTCGGCGGGCTGGTCCTGGATGGTCAAGTCGCGCATGTTCCACGGCGACGCGTTTGCCGAAATCATCCGAGGGCCGGGCGGATCCATTCGCGGTTTGCGCCCACTGCATCCGAACCGTGTGCGGCCGGTCGTGCGCGGCGAAGATGACCGGATCATCTACGACGTTCACCCGGACCCCACCGTAGATCAGCCTGCAGAAGGACAGAACCGGCTTCGCGTCGTGGATCAGGACGACATGCTGCACGTTCCGGGTTTCGGATTTGACGGCAAGCGCAGCCTGTCGCCTCTGCGGGCCGCGCTGGTTCGGGCCGGACGACTGGCGATCAGTGCGCAGGACTTTTCCACGCGCTTCCTGGAGAATATGGCGAGGCCAGACTTTGCGCTGAAGACGCCGGGCAACCTCACTGACGATCAGTACGCGCAGCTGCAACAGCGGTTGGAACAGCACCGATCGCCGATAAATGCCGGGCGGCCGATGATCCTTGAAGGCGGGCTGGACATCAAGGAGTTGACCATGCCGCTGGAGGATGTCCAGCTGCTGGAAACCCGCCGGTTTCAAGTTGAGGAAATTGCCCGCATCTACGGCGTGCCGCCGTTCATGATCGGGCACATGGACAAGACGACCAGTTGGGGTTCGGGCGTTGAAGCGATGGGCGTTGGCTTTGTGCGGTTCACGCTTCGCGATCACCTGAACGCTTTTCAGAATGAAATCAACCGCAAGTTCTTCCGTCGCCCCGGTACGGTGGCGGAGTTTGACACGACTGAGCTTGAGCGTGCCGACACCAAGTCGCTGTACGATGCGCTACGCATCGGCTTGGGCCGTGCAGGCGAACCGGCGTTCCTCACTGTTGAGGAAGTGCGTCAGATGTTGCGCCTTCCAAAGCAGATGCAGGGCACGGTGCCCGTGCCACAGCAACCCGAAGGAGACGCTGCGTGAGGGGCAATCACATCCGCCTGCTGCGGGCGAACAGAGGCAAGGGCCATTTCCGCGCAGATGGCGACGAAATCTGGCTGTACGACATGATCGCCTCGGACGATGACGAGGCGATGGTTTTGGGCGGTATCAGCCCTCGGCAGTTCATTGAGGCACTGCGGGCTACGACTGGCCCGGTGACGCTGCGGATGAACTGTCCGGGCGGGTCGGTGTTTGGCGCGCAGGCAATGGTCGCTGCGATGCGCGCGCACGGTCAGCCGATCACCGCGCGGATTGAAAGCCTGGCGGCGTCAGCGGCGTCTGTCATTGCAGCCGAGGCTGCGCGCGTTGAAATGGTCGAAGGTGCGTGGATGATGATCCACAAGGCCTGGGGCGTCGTCATCGGGAATGAGGACGACATGCGCGAGACCTCAGACCTGCTGGCGCGCATGGACGAGCAGATCGCCGCCACATATGCGCGCCGCGCGGGTGAAGGCGACACCGACTGGATGGACCTGATGCGGGCGGAAACTTGGCTGACGGCGGCCGAGGCGCAGGGCCTGGGGTTGGCGGACGCGGTGATTGCGGGGAGCGCGCAGCGCCCGCAGGCCCGTTGGGATTTGTCGGCCTTTGCCAAGGCGCCGAAGGTGGATGCGGCACGCAAGTTTGACGCAGACACCGCCATCCGCCAGATGGCTGCGCACGGCAACGCCGAAACCGAGAAGAACAAGCCCCCCGTCCGCGATGATCGCCGGGTGCGGGAACACCAGCTAGTCGCGCGGCTTCGCGCAACACCGATCTGAGCGCGCCGCGCCAGACCCCCGCCCGAATGGGCATCACCGAAAGGAGAAAGGGCATGTCCCTCCAAGCTCTCCGCGAGCAGCGCGCGGCCATTGCGACCACGCTGCAGGCACTGGTCAACCGCGAAGACTATGATCCGGCGGTTCACGGCGCCGAGTACGAGAAGGCGATCAGCGACCTTGACGTGATTGACGCCAAGATCAAGGCGATCACTGAGGCCAACGAGGCCATTGCGCGCGAAACCCGCACGCATGGTGTCGCCGAAGCCGCCGACAACGCTGCCCGCAAGGGTGACGACAAGGGCATGGCAATCTATGCGAAATGGCTGCGCGGCGGCGACAAGGCGCTGAACCAGGACGACTGGGCGCATGTCCGCAACACCATGTCCACGACGACGGGCAGCGAAGGCGGTTTCACCGTTGACACCGAGGTCGCGCGCACGGTGATCGACGCGCTCAAGGCCTACGGTGGGATGCGTTCGGTCTCGACGGTGCTGGCGACCTCTGGCTTCGGGCTGCTGTCCTTCCCGACTTCGGACGGCACGTCAGAGATCGGCGAGGTGATTGCGGAAAACCAGGAAGCCACGGACGAGGATATTGCATTCGGGACAGTATCCCTGACTGCGTTCAAGTATTCGTCCAAGGTCGTGACGGTGCCGATTGAACTGCTTCAGGACAGTGGCGTCGACGTCGAGGCCTTCGTGCGCGATCGCCTTATCACGCGCCTGGGTCGGATCACGAACCGCCACTTCACGGTCGGCACGGGATCGGGCCAGCCGAATGGGCTGATGACGGCGGCAACGGTGGGCGTTACGGCGGCCAACTCCACGTCGCAGGTGACGACCGTGACCTATGACAGCCTCGTCAACTTGCAGCACAGCGTCGATCCGGCCTATCGGGAACGCGGCAACATGGCGTGGATGTTCAACGACGTCACGCTGCGGGAGATCCGCAAGATCAAGGATGGGTCTCAGCGGCCGATCTTTGTTCCGGGCTACGAGACCGGGGTTGTCGGTGGTGCGCCGGATCGCCTGATGGGGGCGCCGATCGTGATCAACCAGGACGTCGCCAGCATGACGGCCAACGCCCGCTCGATCGCGTACGGGGACTTCCGCGCCTACTACATCCGCGACGTGATGTCTGTCGAGCTGTTCCGTTTTACGGACAGCGCCTTCACCAAGAAAGGCCAGGTCGGTTTCCTTGGCTGGCTTCGCTCTGGCGGCAACCTGATCGAGACCGGCGCCGTCCGCGTGTTCGTCAACGCGGCTTCGTAACGTGGCGAGCAAGGCAACTCCGGCAACCGTTTCTGTTCGTCTGCGCTGCATCCTGTCCGGCTTCGAGGGTAGCCCCGGGCCGGGCAGCGTGGTGCGGGTGGACGCGGGTGAGGCGCAGCGCCTGATCGCGCTTGGCGTCGCCGAAAAGGCCGACGCCTGACAAGAAGGTGGGCGCTTCGGTGCCCGCCTTTACCTCGTCATGAAAGGACAGCGCGATGCGCTTCAACCAGTCCCAGAGCATCCTGCCGGAGTTCATCCTGCCGCCGGTGACCTACGCCGCCGACAACACGCTCGCGACCTACGACCTGGACAAGTGCGATGCCGCCACTCTGCTGTTCGGCTTGTGCGTGGCTGGGATCCTTGATCGCAAGCTGGTCTGATCATGCGGCTGCGCTGGCATGGGCACATCACGGCGCAAGCCACGGCTGCGCCGCTGCCATCTGCCGCAGTTTCGGCGGACGACCTGGCGGCGCAGTTGCGCGTAAGCGATAACGCAGAGCTGGCGCTGATTGATGACTACGCCCGCGCTGCGACTGGCACGGTAGAACGCCGACTGAACCGGCTTCTTGTCCAGCGCCAGGTGACAATCAAAGCCGCGGCCTTGCCGCCCCTTCGCTGCCCAGCAACCCTCTATGGCGGCGCGGTCGCCGCAGTCACGGCATTTACTGTCGACGGGGAAACGGTGGCGGGGTCGGCCTATGATGTGGTCGGCGACAGCCCGGCCGTGCTGGTGCCGGACGAGGACTGGCCGATCGCTGTCGGGGAGGGCCTGCCGGTCGCCATCACCTACACAGCGGGTTACGCCCCGGGCAGTTTGCCGCCTGACCTGCGCGTTGCCATCTTGATGATCGGGGCCGACATGTTCGAGAACCGTACGCAGAACGTCGTTGCGACGGTAGTTAGCGTCAATCCGGCAGTTGATGCGCTGCTGATGCCTTGGCGGATCATGCCGACGTGAGGCCGGGCAAGATTGATCAGCGCGTGACGCTGCAACGCCGCGCCGGAACGCCAGACGGCATCGGCGGCATGACCTATGCTTGGTCTGACATCGGGACGGTGTGGGCGTCAGTGATGGCTCGCGGCGCGCGCGAGGCGATGGATCAGGAGCGGATGAGCGCAACCGGGGTCTACCGCTTCACAATCCGGCACCGGGACGACGTGGACGAAACCTGCCGGATCGTCTGGCAGAGTGAGGCCTACAACGTGCGCGCGGTGCATCGCACGGGCGGGCGCAAGCTCTACCTTGAGATTGACGCCGAGCGCGGCGTGGCGGATGTCTGATGGCACGGCACGTCACCATCCGCGGCGTAGAGGATGTAAACCGCGTCCTGCGCGAGATCGCGCCGAACGAGGCCAAGAACCTGCTGCGCGCGACCGTTCACGAAATTGCTGGGCGACTAGCCGCCGACGCGCGCGACTTGTCGCCTGACAATACAGGCCTGCTGGATCAGTCAATCCGGCACAAGCGGGCGCGGGGCACGCGGAACATCATCAAGTCGGAGGTCGTGGTGGGGCGCAAGGCGTTCTACTGGCGCTTCCTGGAGTTCGGCCATGGGCCTGATCGCGTGGAACATGCGTTCTTCCTGCGGTCGCTGCAGGCGATCCGTGGTCGGCTGGCGACGACCTATGTGCAGGTCTTCGCTGATAAGCTGGTGGCGCGGCTGGCACGCAAGGCGAGGATTGGCCGGTGAGTGCAGAAGTCGCGGTGCAGGGCGCGCTTCACGCCCGGTTGATCGCAGACGCGAGCGTTTCGAGTCTGGTCGCCGCGCGGGTGCACGACTTTGCGCCTCAGGCGGTAGACGGCGGCGACGCGGGGCCGTTTCCGTATGTCGAAGTCGGTCGGGTGGTTCTGGCCGAGATGGACACCAAGGACGCGCTGGGCTTCGACTTCGTGGCGCGCATTCACACGCGCAGCCGATCAGGATCGGCGCGCGAAGCCAAGCTGATCCAGGGCGCAATCTACGGCGCGCTGCATCTGGTCGCCCTGCCTGTGACGGGCTGGCGCATGATCCTTCTGCGGCGAGAGACAAGCGAAGTCACCCGCGCGCAGGACGGGTCATTCCACGGGGTCTGCGAATATCGCGGCCTGATTGAGCACATCTAGGAGGCATCAATGGCAAAAGTCGCAGGCCGCAAGGTTAAGGTCTATGCGGGCACCGGCGCTGGTCGGACGCTGGTCGCAGGCGGCCGGTCGGACAGCATCAACATCTCAAACGAAAGCATCGACATCACCGACAAGGGCGATGACGGGTGGCGCACGTTGCTGGATGATGCGTCGGTGCGGTCGGTCGAGATCACGACCGAAGGGCTGGTTGATGGCCCTGGTCTGATTGGCACGGCGCTTGGCGCGACGTCCGGGCTGCTGGCAACCTACGAGATCGAGATCGAGGGGATCGGCACGGCGTCGGGCAAGTTCTTTTCGTCGTCCTACGAAATCAGCGCCCCACACGATGACGCGGCCACCTACAGCCTAACGTTTCAGTCGTCTGGCGTCATCACCTGGACGCCCGTGCCGTGAGCGCGATCCTCCTGAGGTGGAAGGGTGCCGACTACCGCATCCCGGCAGAGAAGGCCTTCGCCGTCGGGGAACAGGTCGAGGACGTGGTTTCGCTGGCCGAGATTGGCGGATGGGGGGCGAAACCCAAGTTCTTCAAGATCGCGCGCGCCTATGCCGTCATGCTTCGCTTTGCCGGGTGCAAGGTGTCGGACGCCGATGTCCATGCGGAGATTACGGTTTCGCTTTTGAATGCGGCCAAGGGCGGCGCGGACAATGCCGAGGAACTGTTTGCAATCGCGGCCATTCGGCAACTGAGCGCAGTCCTGACAATGGGCATGTCGGAAGCCTTGGGCGATGACGCCGAGGGGGAGACGGCGGCCCAGACGACTTCCGGCTGATCGACTGGGCCTACTCGACAGCCGTGCTGCATCTGAACGTGTCGCCGTCCGAGTTCTGGAACATGCGCCCGCGCCACTTCTGGTTGCTGGTCAAGGCCAAGCGCGAAGAAAGCGGGGCGGTGAAGAAGTCCCGTCTCAGCAAGGCGGATCGTGACGCGATCCGTGCGGAACTTATGGGCGACAGCGGGCGGTGGTTCTGACATGACCAAGATTGTCGGGGAAGTCGCCATTGAGGTCGGCGCGGACATCGGGCCGCTGACGCGGGAGATGAGCCGCGGGGCAAATGCCGTATCGTCCTTCGGCGCACGAACGCAGGCGCTTGGCCGGAACATGCAGGCGTTCGGCAGCCGCGTCACCGCCATCGGCAAAACCATGTCGATCTATACCGCAGGCATCGCGGCGGCGACTGCGGCGGCGTTCAAGCTGGCCGAAAGCACGGCGGCGACCGGCAATGAAATCGCCAAGTCTGCGCGTCAGGCTGGTGTTTCGGGTGAGTATTTCCAGGAGATGGCCTTTGCCATTGGTCAGGTCACGAACGTCACGCAGGACCAGCTAACGACCGCGCTGACGATGCTCAACCGCAAGCTGGGCGAGGCGCAGAACGGATCGGCGTCGGCGATCCGCGCGTTTGAGCGGATCGGCATTGCGGCCGAAGACATTGCCAACGGCACCGTGAACACCGAGAAGGCGTTTGACGCTTTTGTGCAAACGATGGAAGCCACGACTGATCCCGCCATTGCGGCGGCGGTCAGCACGGCGCTTCTGGGCCGGTCTGGCGCGGCGCTGGGAAGTCAGCTTGCTGGAGCCGAAGGCGCGGTCGGTGGACTGCGTGAACGCGCGCGTGAGTTGGGAATCGTCATGTCTGGCGATGCGCTGGATGCATCGGAACAGTTTAACGACAAGATGGACGAGTTGCGGCGGGGAATGGAGGCGCTGCGGCTGCAGGTTGGCGCAAAGCTTTTGCCGGTCTTCGTGAAGGTGCTTATCCCGGCAATGGTTGACAAGGTTATCCCAGCCATCGGGTCGGTGGTGGACAAGATCGGACAAGCTGTCGACTGGTTCGGCCAGTTGCCCGCCCCTGTGCAGGAGGCGGCTGGCGTCATTGCCACGGCGTTTGCGGTTGGGGGGCCGGTGCTCGTGGCCTTGGGCGCAACCATGTCATTCATCGGCGCTGCCGTTGCCGCTACCGGCCCGATCGGATTGCTGCTCGGCGCGGCGGCTCTGCTGACGGCTGCGTGGGTCATGTGGGGCGATGACATCAAGGCCGCTGTTGGAGGCGCAATCGAATATCTGTCCGGCAAGTTTCAGGCACTCTTGAAATTCCTTCAGTCAATCATTGACAAGGCCAAGGAGATTACATCAGCAGTTTCTGCTGCACTTAATCACGGCGCCAGAATGGGCACAAGTGAGCCTGGAATGCCCAACTATGACCCGGCCAACATGGTTAACGATGCTATCGGCAGAAACATGGCTACGGGGATAATCGGTGGTTTTGGCGCGGGCCTTTCTGAAAACGAAAAACAACTGCGAGAGTATCTTGACCGAATTCCGCAGATTGCCCGCGATCAACTGGACATCCGATCACCGTCGCAAGTGTTTTACGACATCGGCGCGAACATTGGTCTTGGTCTGGCCGAGGGCATCGCATCAACACAAGCGCTGGTCGCAGAAGCTACGGCCAGCATCGGCAACACCGCGGTCATGTCAGCGGGCGAGTTCGCGTCCAGCATTCTGGGCAGCATGAAGACGCTGTTTGCTGGGTCGAAGCCGATTGCCGCGGCGCAGGCGCTCATCAACACCTATCTCGGAATTTCGGAGGCTCTCAAGTTGCCGTTCCCTGCCAGCCTTGCGGCAGCGGCCAAGGTTGCCGCGCAGGGATTTGCGGCGGTGCAGGGCATCCGTAGCGCGTCTATCGGTGGCGGTGGCGGCCGTGCGCGGGGCGGTGGTGGCGCATCGGCACCGGCTGCTGCGCAGCCCAGCACCTACGTCAATGTCTCCCTCACCGGCGGCAACATGTTCGGCGGCGACCAAGTGCGCGGGCTGATCACCGCAATCAACAAGGAGATCGAGCGGGGCATGGTCATCAAGGGTATTCGGGCGACCTGATGGCCACCTATTTTCCGACCGGCTACACGTTGCCGATTGGCGACCAACCCCTGACCCATGCCCGGATGCTGCATTCGCGTAACTGGCTGGCGGGCGGGACGGCTTCGGCGTCATCCACGGCGGCCGACTTTTTCGCCGGCGCACCGCTGAACAGCTTGACCTATGAACGCTGGCAGCCGAACACGATGAGCGCGACATGGACCTATGACCACGGGTCGGCCGTCCTTGGGGATGCCGCGTGCATTGCGGCGCACAGTATCGGCACCAGCGGCGCGTCGGTCGAGGTTCTGACGTCATCGGACAACGTCACCTATACTTCGCAGATTGGTCCGATCAGTCCGACGGACGACGAAGCCTTGTGGCTGTTTCTCGCGCCCGTGACGGCGCGCTATTGGCGGATTTCGCTTACCGGCGTGCTGCGTCCGCGCATCGGTGCGATCCGGTTCGGCCGCGCGCTGCAATTCCCGCAGCCGATGTTTGCGGGTCACACGCGGGTGCGTTTCGCGCGCGAAACGGTGCTGCGGACGAACAAGTCGGACACCGGCGAATGGCTGGGCCGGTCGATCCAGCGCGTGCAGCGGCCGACGTCCTACCAGTGGCAGCACCTGTCGCGGG